ACTCCCTGTTCCTCAAGTATTCTCATAGCTTCAGCTTCACCTACTTGACCTTTTAAGGTATCAAATTTTTTCTGAGCTGCTGCTGCGTCTTCAGCGGTTAATCCTGTTAGCTTGTCTTGCATTAGTAAAGTTGATGCTAAATCTTCTCTACTCATACCTACAGATTTAGCTATCGCATCCTGTTGGATTCTATTCATTTCAGCAAATTCTGCTGATGTTCCTATTTGATCTGCTATTTCTTTTGCTACTGTAGCTAGATCATTATTTAATGCTGCTTGTCTTGCTTTTTCTAAATTTATGTCTTTACCTAGTAGTAATTCAGCTTGTAGTTCACTTTCAATAGATGATTCAAAATCCAGTAAACTACTTGCAATAGCGTCTACTTTAGATAATTCCATACCTAAGGACTTAGATGTAGCTACAGCATCTGCTATTAATCCAGGTTGTTTTCCAAATGATAAGGTTGTTGCTGCGGAAACTTTGCCTATATCTTTTAATAATTTTTGTTCATTAAGTAACACACCATTTTGAATTGCAGATACTTTAGCTTGTGCTAAAAACTGACCTGTAATTTCATCTGTGGTTTTACTAGTACCCAATTGTAAGTTGGCAATACCTTGAAGTTCTTCATTAGTAAAACCTGACATTGTTCTAAGTTTAGTAAATGACACTGCCATTTCATCACTTAACATTGAGTTAGTTCCTAAAGCACTATTAATAGCAGAAAATGTTTCTCTAATACCCTTAGTAGTAACAAAAATATTTCCCGATGATGATGCTATTTGAGTAAATTCTTTATTTATACCTAATGCTTCATTATAAGTCATCCCAAACTCTTTAGCCATTTGTGAGGCGGCGGCATCAATACCCTTCATAGCTTCAAAGAGTTCCATTAAAATTGCGACAGGACCTAATGCTTTTTTTAGCATACCCTTTATAGCGGGTCCTATAGATTTTAAACCAGCTTTTAGAGGGGATATTGCACTTTTACCTATGGAGGTATTTGCTCCTCCTAACATTTTCTTAGCAGCATTGGATGCAGCTTTACCTTTTAATTGGTTACCACCACTATCAACTAGCATTTTATCTAGTTTTAGTTGTTTTAACTTATCAGCTGTAAGACCCTTGCCAGATTTAGCTGCCTCTTCTAAAGCTGCACGTTGTTGTTTTTCTAATGGTTTTGTAGATCCAAATAATTCTACATTAGCTTTACCCGTTTTTTCTGCTTCTATTCTAGCTTCCTTAAAGGGTTCGGATAATGCTGATAGGCCGGGGATTTTAGAGGTTAAATCATCAAAAAATGAGAAGGTTTTAACTCCAAAGTCATCCTTAACCATTTTAGTTTGGTTACGAATTTTCCCCATGGTTTTTTCAAATTCTTTAGCAGTGGATAGGTTTTGTTTAAACTCTTCTAAAGTTTTTCCTGTGATTCTTCCACTTTCAATTGCTATTCTTAAACTGTCATATTCTAATTTAGCTTTTTTTTCTAATTTTTCTAAAGTTTTTTCTTCTATTAATAATCCCCTTTCATTTTCATAAGCTATGCTACGGGCGGTTGCCTCAATATTTCTTAATGATTTTTTAGCATACCCTAATTCAGTATTTTGTTTAGATAACTCAGCTATACTATCTCTAAAGGATTTTGAAATATAACTTAAACTACTATTTACTTCATTTAAGTCTTCATTAAGTTTTTTTATTTCTCTTCTAGCTGCTCCTACTTTCTTATCATCAAATATTGGGGGAGTATCTTGACGACCTAATCTTTTATATAAAGCATCAATTTCAGCATTAAGCTGTTGGATTGTTTTTAAGTCTTTTTTAGGATCTAAAGCCATAAGAGTATTTTATTATAAATATGGTTACTTATAACTTGTTTTACCCTTATAGGGTTTAGAGGCAGAGGCAAATTCTGGGGTATTTATTTTACCATCAGGAGATATCAGGGTTTTATTTCCTTTACCCCCACTTTTGGCATTTTCATATTGTTTTTTCTCTTCGGAAAAATAATTATTCATTTGAGAAAGGGTAAATTTACGTAACCATATGGGCATATTATATATAGTATACCAATCATAACCACCTTTACCATGAAATACTATACTATGAATGGACTGGAATAAAAGTTTTCTAAATTCTGGAGCTATATTAGGCGTCAGGCCAAAAAAAGTTTAGTCCAATAGGGACTACGGCCTCCTCTCCACTGTCAAGTACTACAGTCATATCAATATCAGGTTGGATACTTCTAACATATTCTCTAAAAGCTCTAGCATCTCTTGCTAAAAAATAATTGTCTACAAAATCTCTAATATCTTTTTTTTCTTCATTACCATCAACTGATATAATCATATGTTTTAGTCTCGTAGTAAGTTCTGATGAGTTATTTGGGGAGATTTTCTTTAAACCTGCTAATTCTCTTTCGATTTGTTTTTCATCGTGACCATTCATTAATTTAAATTCTAAAACAGTACTTGTGTTTTCTAATTTGTAAGTGAATTTATTGTTACCATTTTCAAAAAGAGTTAAATCTACTTTTTTAGGTTCTAATTCAGTTAAATTAATAGTTTCAGATTTACCAGCAATTGTAACTTTATACTCTTTACCGTACCCTAAAATACGGGCAGCTACAAATAAAGCATTTTTATCACCTACAAATAAATCATCGGTTTTTATGTCTTTATTTATAATTAGGGATTGTAGTAATTTATCTAATACTGTCCCTTTTTGAATAAATGATTGATTAGTTAAAATATCTTCTTCCTTAGCGGTCATATATTTTAATTCAAGTTTACCACTTGATAATGGATGATCTTTTGGATACAATAAGCCTTTAGATGGTAATTCTACTTCTTCGGTTGGGAATTTAAATTCACTCATAGTCTTTATTTGGTTAAAACGTTTTTATCAGTTATAAATATTAAAAAGGAAAGTTCTTAAAACGATTATTAATTATTTATTTATTCTATTTTCAAACTTATCAAACCTTGAATCCATTTGTCTATAAATTTCATCAATTTGATTTTGGTAATCTAATCGCAAGTCATTCACATTATTATAATGATCTTTGCCGATTTCATCCATAGCTAAATATGCATTATCTACAGATTGGTTAATATCTTTAACTTTGGCTTTCACCTTAAACACTCCTATCGAAGCGTACCCTACTAAGAATACACCTACTGTGGATAGGACACCTAACATAAATTCTAAATTTTCCATATATTGTTCTTTTTAAATGTTAAAGAACTTTTCCCTTTAATATTGGTTACCAATATACAAAAAAGCTTGGCGTAAGCCAAGCAATTTTTGATAAGTTATGTAATTGTTTCTTAGAAATTTAAAATACAGTAATCTGGTTGAACTGTGATCTGTAATTCTACAGCAGCACTTTCATTATCCCAGTTGTAATCTCCGAAATTTGCTTCGGTAATCATAGCCCCTTTGATAATCCATTCAGATACGATATCTCCTACAGGTCCTAATACGTTCATAGTTAAATCTTTTTTATAGAAATCACTATAACCATCTCTACCCGTTACTGACTCATGGTGTAATCTAACCCATTCCATACATGCTTGAGCACCTGATGGTGTAATTGGGTCAAATAACGTCATTTGAATTGTGTTCCAAAGTGTTTTACCTTTTACGTATCTTGCAACGTTAATATGGTTCAACTGAACTGTACCTTGAGTTAATGAAACAGCTCCCATACCTTTAATTTGGTATGAAGGGATTCCATCTACATACAATATAAACCTGTTTTGTTGTTTCGGTTCAAATGCTGTATAAAATATTTCGTTTGGGTCTAATACTGCCATTGTTATATAATTTTATTATAAATATTTATAATTATTGTTTTTATTCAGGAAATGTTGCTCCAGTTGGTAAAACATTGAAATCTAGATTAATGAATTCAGCTGTTTTAGTTGGTTGTAAATAAATCTGACCTACTAGCTCATTTCTATCAATTACATCTGGTGTATTATTTGTAGCATCCATTACTACTTTAAAAGCATATAATCCTTGTCTTTGTTGTACTGATTCTAAGTATGGGTTTACATTTGCTAAGAAGTTATTTCTTGTTGCATTTGTATTTTGTTCAAATACTAAGTTATCTGATACTTGTGTGATATATCCTTTAAGTGCAATTAATAATCTACGTACATTTACTCTATCTAAAGCACTTGCTCTTTTCTGTAAAGTTTTCTGTCCAAATACTACAACTCCACTTCCTGGGAATGTTGCAATTGGGTTTACATTTGCTTCGTATAAAGTATCTCTATTACCTGATGTTAATTTTCTTTCTGCTCTTACTACACTTCCTAAAGCTCCTCTAAGTAAACCTGCTGGTGCAAACCATGGGTCTGATGAAGCATCTGTAAATGCATAAACTGCAGGAATGTATGTTGAAGCTGGTGCCCAAACTGTTTGTCCTGTTCCGGCATCTATCGTTTGTAACCACGGCCAATAAGTAGCAGCATATGAGCTATCATAAGCACTTGCTTGTGTTGTAACTGTGTTGATTGACGCGTTATACGGTACAATATCAATTACTGCTATACAATCTGTTCTACCTTGTGCAAGTGTTACTAAACCTGTTGTTTGTGATGCGTGTTGTTGTGAATTTAATCCAGGAGCTGTAATTACGTTAAATTGGTAATCATCTGAATTACTTAATAAATTAATTGATTGTGTATAATCATTTGCTCCAATACCTTGTATGTTGTTTGCATTTATATTTTCATTAAATAATGCATCTCCATTTTCAAAGTTTTTACCTTCAGCACCTTGGAAAGATCCAGATTGAACTTTTGGTAAACTACCAGTAAATTCGCTTTTTGCTGCTCCATTATTATCAAAATAAGAAGGAGTTGGTAAACCTACTTCTGAAACATAAATGTAAGCACTTCTTCGTGGGTAATTACCATTTGTTTTAACAAAGTAATCTGTACCATCTTGTTCTACAGTTTCATATGTGTCACCAATTACTTTTGAAATATAATTAGATGCTTGTGGGTCTAAAGATACATTGTTATATGTTTCTAATATAGCCTTTTGTGTTGAAGTATCATTTCCTCTTCTTACTAGTAGTGAAAATTGTCCTGAAGCTGTATTTACAGAAGCTATTTCCCATCTAAGGTTATATGCTGAACCACTATCTAATGTACCATTTGCTGAATCTATTGCTTGGTAATTATTCATTACCTCACCTTCAGATATTGATTTAATTACGAAAGAGGCTGTTGTTTGTAAATCATCAGCTATTAAATCATATGTTAAATTAGTACCTCCTGGTTCTGTAGCACCTATAGATTCTGATGTAAAGTTTATTGTATCTCCTACTTCGTATCCTGTTCCTGGGGTTGTGATTGTAATATTTGTTACAGATGAGGTTGTTGCTGATGCTACTTGAGTTGCAAGAGTTATACTAGCTATTGCGCCTGATCCAAGTCCACCGTTAACAGGGACATTTGGTACTACAACTCCACCAGTACTACCTGTAATGTTTAGTGCATTCCCATTAGAAATTGAAGGAAGTAATTGATTAGCACCACTAACTAAAGCACCTGATGTTAAAGTACTACCTATAGAGCTTGATGCCTCAGAGAAAGAACCTGTAACAACACGTGTTACTAATAATGATTGTCCTCCTTGAGCAAAATAATTTCTTGCTGAAATTGAATTTAAATAAGTGTATTGTTGTGATCCACTTTCTACTGATCCCCCAAATATTGCTTCGTATTGGGAAAAAGTAGAAACTCCTACTGGAATACCAACAGGTCCCATTACTGCGGGTCCTATAACCGCTGCACCGTAAGTAACAGGTCTAGCCCCAATAAAGGATGAATCATTTTCTCTTGTTAATACACCGGGAGATATTAATGTTGTCTCTGCCATTGTCTATAGTTTATTTATTTTTATTTTATTATAAATATTGAAAAGTATTTCAAAAATTTATTCCTTTGGAGTAAATTCTCCGTTTTCTAAATTTATATTACCTTCACCGTATTTATCTTGTAATTCTTTACCAGTTTTTACTTGGTTATCTTGAAGGACTTTAAAATCTTTTAATATTTCTTCTTTTTGGGTTTTTAACGCACTAATTTGTAGTTCTACACCTCCTAATGCGGCAATAACCTCATTTGTTTTATTTTGATATTCTTGTAATACTTGTAACTCTTTTTTTGATAACTTTTGATTTTTCATATATAAATTGTTTTGTTGATAAATATGTAAAGGTTATTTAAAAGTCGATATCTTCGATATTATTTGTTGTTTCTGTTGTAATAGTAATTTTAGCCTTAGAATTATAAACTTTAGTAGCATTTAATTCTTTCTGTATTGTATCTGGGAGTATATATCCTCTTAGTCTAATATTAAAAGTACCAGTAACCAATCTATCTTTACCTTGAGTTAATTCGGTTGCGGTAGTAAAGGTATCTATAAAAGCTCTAAATTGAAATCTTTCAGGATTACCCCAATAAGCATCTGAAGCGTACTCACATGCTTCTATTATTTTATTTAACTGCTCCATATAGTAAGTTTGGATAATACAGCTATATTCCATTGTAACGTAATCGGGTTGTGCTACTATATGAAATTTTTCAACTGGTTTTCTATTATTTAAAGTACCAAAGTTACTATAAAAGTTTTTTGAACTAAATTCTTTTGACCATTGACCATATAAATTAGGCATATTAGCATCTAGTTTATTAGCTACAGTTCTATCTTTAGTTAATGAGTCCCTTTTTATTACTACAATAGGAAGCATAATTGCTCCACTTTTATCTCTATAGTACCCATCACGTTGAAATGATTTCCATCTTTCAGGCGCACCATATATTACAGGTACTTCTCTTCGTTCACCATTTTGATAAACAAAGGGTTTTATTACATTTTGAAAATAATAAAATACTGCTTCATCAATATCTTTAATACCAACTGAGTATTGTTTGGTAGTATCATCCTTAAAACTCATTTGGTTTGATCTGTTAAAATCAATACCTGTTTCCGTATAATTTGGGTTTGGTGGTGTAATAGAATTATTAGGGTTTCCTGCTTCTCCTCTATCTTCTATCCCTCTAAAAGCAGTATTTTTACTAGTGCTTAGAGTTAATTGACTTTTTGGTATAGGTTTTCTAGGTTTTGCCATTACATTCTTTCTATATGAGGTGAAATTGCTACTTTATCTGCTGGTATGTAATATGTTGATACTAATATTGATACTACGTTACCAAATTGATCTAAATCAGGATTTAATGGATTTGGTGTTCCATCTGAATCATTATTAGGATATTGTGGATTTTTACCTCCCCAATATTGGTTAGCAATTGTACTTTGTACTCCATAATATCTTTCTTCATATAAAACAATATCTCCTACTTGTGGTACAACATCCGCATCTACTAAATCATCTCTAAAAAAGTAAAAATTAATACCTTGTTCAAATAATACTCCTTCTCCTGCTTCTGGGTATTGTTCATCTCCTCTATCTATTAAAACATTAAATAGAAAGGGACCATCATAATACTTTTCTTCAGCGGCTTCGCCATAGATATTTACCTTAGTTTCTTCTAATTTAAATTGGTATAAGGCACATTGTTGGGTAATAATATTACCCATCAATTCCCTATTAAACTTTCGCATAAGAGAAACATCCCTTTGTCTGGTGTACATTGCCATATTATCCTATGAAAATTGTATATGGAACCTTTTGTAATTCCAGCATTTTTGAATCTCCTTCTTTTGCTCTTCTTTCTAATGAAGCCATTCTTGAAGTTTCATCTAAATATGTTCTTAATCTTTCTACTAATGCTACTTTTTCTGCTGTTCCTGCTGCTATTAAATCTGATTGGTTTAATGTTACATCTGAATTTGGTATTGGGATTGTACTATATTTACCTCTTACATATCCTAACATTTCTTTTGATAATGCTAAGGTATATTCAAATATCCACTGACGTCCTACACTATTAATTTGATCATAATTAGGATTACCATAAGGGGCATTTGATACATTAGTAACATTCCCAGGTGTTTGCATTACAGCACTAGAAATCCTTTCATCTCTAAGGATATATTCAAACCAAATTTTACCTTCACTATTTGCACTGAATGAAAAATTAGGAATAGGGAATACTCTTAAGTTATTATTTCTTATTTCAAATGAATATTGGTTTCTTCGAATGGTTTCACTCATTTCGATTTGTTGTATAACTGCTATATCATAATTTAAAGGAGCCATTAAATATCCTCCTTCAGCCCCAAATCCTCCTAAACCCATTATTCCTGATGCCATTACACCTCCGAAACCAAACCCATTGTTTGCTCCTAAAAATCTGGCACCTGCGGGGTAAGGGTTTTCATAAAATACTCTTTTTACTTCTATACCATGCATATACTCAGATCCTGTAAGACCACTTGATGTCATAAAAGTTTCAAAAGAATAGTCTTGAATACTAGAGGTTAAATCAAATGACCCTGAGTAGTAATTTACATTTCCCCCACTACCTGCTTCTTCTCCATACTGTTCTGATAGTCTAACTATTGGTTCAAAACTTGGTGTTATAAGTGCATTATTTAAAAGTGATGCCGTTGGTAACCCATCAATAGATAATTGATTATCTCGTATTTTATACGCATAAATCTCGTTACCATATGTAGTTACAGCTTCTTCAAATGCTGTAAAGAATGATCCAGATTGTAATTCTACATCTACTAATGGATACCCCATTCTTTGAGCACAAAAATTAGCAACTTTATTTGCATCTACTTGAAAATCTGCGTCATTGTCGTAAAATCCAAAAGGTGTTTGTCCTGGAGCAAAAGTGCTAGTTCCTGACCAAATAGGTATATTCATAATTTATTTTTTAACTTATTGGGATATATTATATGTTTATAAATATGGTAAAGATATGTTAATCTCTAAAGGTTTGATAAACTTTAAGTATTGGTGATACTATATCATGTCTATGGTTTTGTAATAAGGTAGAAATACTAAATCCCCCTACACTTTCTTCTATTCTAGATAAAAAAGAAAAACCTGTTTCCCGTTTGTCTTTTAAATCAATTTGAGCCATATCCCCACAAATTACCATTTTAGATCCTTTTCCTAATCTTCCAATTACTGTCTCCATTTGGTTATGTGTAACATTTTGTGCCTCATCTACAATAACAAAAGATTTTAGAAATGTTCTACCTCTCATAAATGCAAAGGGTACTATTTCTATGTTTCCATTATCTAATTCTTTTTGTATTTTGTCTTGGTTATATAACATATGTAAGTTATGATATATAGGTGCCAACCAGGGATCCATTTTTTCTCTAATATCTCCAGGTAAAAAACCAATATCCTCTTTTGATACTGTTGGTCTTGTAATTATAATTTTTTCTACTTGTTTTGTAAATAACATATCTAATGCTACTTGTGTTGCTACTAAGGTTTTACCTGACCCTGCCATTCCTCTAAGCACCGTTATTGGTGATTCTATTATTTTTGCTTTAGCTACCTTTTGTTCCTCGTTAAGCTGTACATTAAATTTGATGGGTTTTTTGGGTCTTCTTTTTTGAACGAATACATCGTCAGTGTGGTGTTTTGAAGCCATATAATAACTTTTTGTTTATTATACATATGAAAAAAAGATAAAAAAACCCGGCCTAAGCCGGGTTAAATTAAATATGTATTTGATTTTAATTCTCTAAATTATAGAGAGTTTAAACCATTTACTTGGATAGTTCCATAAAATTCTGGTCTAACCATTTTCTTCGCATAACGAGTCAATAAACCTTTACGTGGTGTGAAAGTTTCTGGATCGTAAATTAACGGAGTCATGATTAATGGAATGTATGGAGCAAATACAGCACCTGTTTCCAAGAACTGAGCACCTCTAAATCCTAATAGGATTTGGTTTTCAGTCATGTAAGGGTTTTTGTATACTTTGTAACGTCCATTTAATTGACCTACTTTTTGTACACCAAATGCGTAAGTTGCTTTAGAAGCATCACCATCAGTATCAGCAGCAAATCCTGGAATTGATTCTAGGATAGTTCCTACAGCTGGAGAACATACTAGGAAGTTTGCACCACCTCTTAATGTTTTCTGGTGAATAATGTTACTTAACTTTTGGATTTTAGTTCCTAATGTTTGGAACCATTGTCCTTGAGAATTGTAAAATCCTAAGTTTGAAATATCACCCATTTTAGTACCATCAGCAACAATAGATCTATTATTTACAGCAGACCATACTTCGTTTCCTGCAGCTGCATTTTCGATCAACATACTTAAGATCTCTAAGTCAATTTCTAATGAAATATACTCACTTAAGATTGAAGTCAATTCAGCTTCAGCATCTAATGCGTGGTATGCATTTAAATCTTGTGCGAATTCTGGAGTCCATACTGCTTTCAATTTTCTAGTTTTAGCAACGATTGCAGATGATTTCATCTGTACATTGATTTCTGGAATTTTGATTGCTGGTGAATTTAAACCATTTGGTTCTGCGTTATTGTCTTCAAAATCACCTCTGTATCTATCAGTTGGTTGTAATTGGTAAACAACAGAAACGTTATCACCTGCTGCGAATGCAGTTGCTCCGTTTGCTAGTTGTGTTTTTGCTACTACAAAAGCAACATTTTCACCTTCTAGTTTTGTAAAAGCTGATACTTGCTCTCCAGCTGAAGCTGAAATAGCATCATATGCTTGAGAACCTGAGAATAATTGGAATGCAGAAACACCAGCAACATCTACGAAATCTAAAGATGCAGTTGGTACTAATACTTTCCAGTAATCTGCAGCAGCAGCTGATGCTGAATAATCAGAATCAAAGTCAAAATCTGACCAGATTGCAGCTGCTAAAGGAGAAGATGCATCAGCAGCGATTGAAGATGAATTGTTAATTGAATATCCGAAACGACCTGCTCCGTATAATCCACCTGTGTTAGTATTTCCAAATGGTTTGTCTATACCATCCGCCGTTTGGTTTCCATATAAAGAATCTCCTGCTGAGAATGGTGATTTGTCACTTCCATATTGGAAGTCTAAGAAAAATACTAGACCTGAAGGTAAGTTCATTGGTTGAACACTAACGAATTCTTTCGCTGCGATTTGACCAAATACTTTTCTTACCAATGGTAAAGCAACTCCTGCCCACTGACCACCTGTATTAACAGCTGTTTGTGATTGGAATGTTCCTGAAGATGCAGCACCACCACCTGTTTTAGATGATTCTACAACTAATTGCTTAGCTTGGTTTTCCAAGATAAGACCCATATTGTTTTTGTTTTGTCCTTCTAGACCTTCTAGTAGACCTGTTTTTGCCCATTTTCCAGATAATCTGGCCGCATCAGACTGCATAGACTGATATGGGTTTGCGCTTTCTAATAATGAATTTAAGCTCATGTTTTTTAATTTTAAATTTTAATAATTGTTTTTAGATTAATCCCGCTAGCTTACGCATACGGTCATATACCTCATTTGATTCAAGAATTGGTTGTTTTGTTGCTTTTGGTTCTAAACCACTAGCTTTTGAAGCAGCACCTTTTTTAACTGATTCATTAATTCTAGAATTTGTAATTGTATTTACAATTCCTTCGTTTAATGTTTCATAAATAGCTTTTGCTTGTTTAACATCCGTTGCTTTGTCAAATGCTTTTAAAACTTTTACTTTCTTACCTTCTGATAAGTTTTTTGCTTTGAAGATTTT